TGTGCATCGGTATACGGTGACTGTTGCCCATCAAGGAAAGCCACCTCGATCAGCGGCGCCTCACCGGGAGCTGTGACAAGATACCAGGCAGTCGTCGAAGTCGCATCCAGACGCGGATCCACCACCACCTCGGCCATGCCACGGACAGCGTTCGGCCTGCCAGTGCGAGTCGCGATGGTCGGATCGAATTCCGCGGCCATTAGGGTTCGCACCGTGTCTTCCAGGGCTACCGGTGCTAACAGATACGATGGTGCGAGATCGATGTAGTTGCTGTTGGTATCGGTCTGCAACCGCATGGCAGAACGACCAGCGCCTACAGTCGCCACCGTTGGAGCGGCGCCAGTCCCGGCCAGGTTGCTATGATCGGCATGAAACAGCGCAGTGCCGTCCGACATAGCAGCATTGGTATTGATAACCGAATAAACATCGCTGGTTACCGTGCGAGCTGCGGCATTACCCAGCATAGTGGCTCTGCGAGTAAACCCGCCCAGGTCATCATTGATAAGCGCCTGACGGGTGAAACGGATCGCCTTGCCCTTAGTGGCTGCGGTCAACTGCTCGCGCTCTTCCCCGATTGTGCCGTAGCTGTATTCACCACCCTCGGCGATGGTCGATAGCGAGTTGAACGAACCCAAACGGATGCGATCATTCGTCTTGAAGTCCGGCACCGACCCGATCTGGCACCAGGACCGCCAGGATGCGGCGAATTCGCTATAAGCTGCCTGTAGCGCCTTGTTGGCGGTATTGGCGAGCAGATACGGGAAATCGCTCGTACTGTGTGCGGCGAATACCTCACCGACCACCTGCGCCCGACTCATTCCGCCCACGTCTACACCCTGGTTGCGGAGATCCACCCGCGCCATCTCCAGCAGAGTCATAGAAGTGAATTCGTTTCCCTTGCGGTCCACCGGCTTGTCCTGCTTCAGACCAGCCCGCAGAGTCAGCGCATCCCTAGCGCCTTCCTTATACTTGTCTCGAACATCCGCAACCATTTCGATGCGTGGGTCACCACCCAGCGGCTCGACACCTTCGCCCAGCTTGGCCAGCAGTTTGACGCGAGCGGCATCAATAGATACCGCATCATCATCCAAACAGATGTCCATCAAGTCGCGGATCTCCGGACGTCCGACAAAACCTTGGAACGCTGCGCGAATCTCGCCGCGACGTTTATGCTCCTGCGCCTTAGCGAAAGACACAGCCTCGGCCTTTGCTTGTTCGATCTCTGCACTCACAACATCACCGCCCTGTTTCTTGGCGCCGGTGTCGGTCGCCATTTTTTCATCAGTCATTGTCTGGCCCTCTTCAGCGCCGCTTAGTTTGGCGACGACTGCCGCCGGTATGGGAAACCTAGCTGATGCAGCGATCTGCATTGGTTCGGCACCCTCGATTACTTCATCAACAAAACCCTCTGCCCGCGCTTCTGCCGCGGTAAACCAATAATCGTCCTCGCCTGTCAAAAGTGACAGTACATCCTCAATGCTCTTCCCACTCTTGCGCGAATAGGCTCCAGCCATCGCCTCGGCATGCTTGTCCAACACATCCGCCGCTTTGCGGATCTCTTCCGCATTGCCTGATACCAGACCCCATGGCGGGTGAATCATCATCAATGCCGTGTCGTGCATCTGCACCGTGTCACCCGACATCGCAATCAATGACGCGATTGAGTGTGCCGCGGCGTCGATAGTTACAGTGACATTGCCCGGATGGTCACGCAGCGCGTTATAAATCGCTACACCATCGGAAACCGACCCGCCATGCGAATTGATCCGCACACTGAGATTATCCAGACCGGGGATTTCCCCCAGCTCATGGCGAAATGCCTTTGCCGTCACCGATTCATCGGTCCACAATGACTCCCCGATATCCCCATAAATCAGGATCTCGGATTTCTGCGATCCCGCTGCTCTCGGCTTGAAGGTGTACCAGTCACCTGTCGCGCCGCCCTTTTTCTTCGCCATCTAATGCACCTATCCGGTTGCTCTAATATTTTCATCATCCGCCATATCCCCGGTGTCATCCTGCGCCGGGTCTGCCGCTGATGTAACGCCACGTTCGCGCAGCATCTCACGCCACAATGCCTCTTGATCCAGCACGTCTTTCGGATTGCCGCCGAGATCACGAATGACTTGCGGCGCCGACTTCAACACTGCGCGGATCTGTTTCTCGTTTGCGCTCGCTTCTTTCAACGGATCAATCCAAGGCATCGGCGGACCTCGGAAATCCGCATCCCACGCCTGCCACAAATCCATTCCGCCAAGCTGTACCGCACCCGTCGCTGCTGCCGTCGCCACGAATTGGCGCCAGACCGGACGTGTGAATTGAGAAACGAACAAACGAGTTAGTGCGCGGTAATTCGGCCAGCCCTCGACCAACTCCTGCCGCTGCGCTGAATAAGTGCCATTGTAGTTCTTACTGATCGACGAATAGTTGGCACCTGTGCCGGATCCCACTGCCCGCAGCATGGCATCCCTGAATGGTTCGAGCAGCATAGATGGCCGATTACTCTGAATCGTGCCAACATCCTCACCCGGTAGCAGTTTATCGTAGACCATGCCCGGCACCATCTTGAATGACCGATCGTCCTCGCCGCTTTCCGGCGCTGTATAACTGGAATCAAGATCGTTGCGTTTGATGAACCCGGTCATTGCTGCTGCAACGCGGGCCGCGACCATTTCCGATTCCTCATAGCCCTTGATGTGTTCGAGTCGCTGAAGGACTGACGAAAAGACGGATACACCACGGGCCTGCCGGAATCGGTCCACCATCTTCAAGTGCTGGATACGGTCGGAACGCACCCGCTTGACCGTCAAACCTTTCCCGATAGTATTGTCGCCCGGATGCGTCAGATATAAATGATAGGCAATCGGTCGGCCCCACTGGTTTCGCTCAACGCCCTGCGCGATACCCTTGGACTCGTCATCGAGGTCCGCAATCATATCGGCCTCCAACAATTCCAAAGAAAACGGGACAATCGTCCCATGATCTAAAGCGCGCATGCTGCCAGGAATCATCTGTGCCAGGGCTTCGCCATCCCGCAACCACGCGCGGGAAACCAATCGCTCAACTTCGGTCCAGTCGTGGCAATGCGTGACCTCGGGACGGATCGCCCAGTCCCGCCACAAATCCATCAGTTGCGCCGCGAGTTCCGCATTGATCTCGCCGCCTTCATCCCGCGGCTGCGGCTCGATACTGATGCCGCCTGCACCAACCACATTGTTCACCAGCGTCGTAAGGATCCCGCGGGCGATGTCGTGATTCTGATCCAGGACACGGGCATAGCCGCGCAACTTGCTACCTGCAAGACTTGTCAGCGCGTCGCCACTCGAATTGTCCGGTTTATCCTTTCGATATCGGGACGGTTTTGAACCTTCGTAGGCGGCAAGTACATGCCGATATTGCGCCCGCTTTGCTGCCATGCCGGGAGAAAACCAAGCAATCAGGTCGTCCAAAATATTCATTCGCGAAAGTCCACAACACTGTACAGTGCGGACCCGCCCTGGCTGGCTGCGCTTGCGGCGTCGAGTTCCTTCTGAATCAAGGACAACGCTTTCATCATTTCACTGGTCGATTGATACGTCACACGCTGCTCGCCAATCGCAACCGACATTGTGCCAGTCGCAATAGCTGCCTTCAGATTGTCACGGTCTGTAATACTGAATGCCATTTTATAACCACCCTTCCACGTTACCCATCCACCCATCGGCAGACGGCGCCGGCTGTTTCGGTTTCGCCCTTGGTTTTTGTTTCGGTTGCTCCGGAAGGTATCTCCAGACCCGCAGCATATCGGCCCCGACAACCGCCAAGGCTTCGCAGTCGAGATAATGATTGTCTTTCCGAATCTTCTTCCAGACAGCCCGCCCGGAAGGTTTCACGATCCGCGTTTCCGCTACCACCTGCTGGCAGTAATCGTCCGTTGCATCCAGCGGCAAATGCCACGCCCCGGATTCGCCTTTTGGCCATGCCAATCGGGAATGTACCCAGGATTTATAGTGGTCTGAATCAACGTGCCACAGTTTCATCCCGCCCTTTAACACTCTCCCACCGACAGTGACATCAATGACGTTAGACTTGAGCGGCTTGTCCTGTGTGTCGTGACCCTTGGCAGGGACCGCCCAACTCGGGAACCGCCGGCAGAATGAATAGACTTGGTTATCAGGACGCTTGAAACTATCCCCCGGACGATACCCCGAGTCGATAATCAATCTGTCTATACGCTTTTCGTCTTCGCCGAACCGTAATGCATGGAACCCGCCCAACTCTGCCCACACCGCATCGTGTGCTGTCTCTCCGTACAGTTCGCCATGTCGGATTAGTGTCGATTCGTAATTGACGCCCCATCCGCGAATTACATAGTAAAGCCGATCCTTCTGGACATCGACTCCGCACGTGATAACCCGAACCCAATCCGGACAATATCCAAAAGGATACGGTTCTCGAAGGTCCGCGACCGATTGCCATTCGGGCGCGTCGCCCTTTAGTTTGTAGAGTTCACCGAATCCGGTATTGATAACACCCTGGATTCGCTCCGGATCCCCGCTGTTGACCGCGTTCAAGAACCGGCGAGCCAGTTGTCCGTAACTTCTCCACGTGGAACATAGTCCCGATACCCAGTATGACGCGCAATCATTATCTGGTGTCTCGCCCGATATCTCGCCCTCGGGACTGATTGTCTGCCCCGGCGCCACATACACGCCGCGCTGATTCTGTGAGTCCTTGTCCTTGTCACTCGAAAGCGCACCGCAATGCGGACAACACATCCGCGCCCGGTGTAGCGCCTGCGTCGGCGTGGATCCTTTCGGCCATTGCAACAGGTTAAACCGCGGGACGTAATACTCGCGGCAATGCGGGCATGGCCATGCCCATTCAAAGCGAGTGCCTTCCTGCCACAGTTTCCAAATCTGTGACCCGATATCTGCGGCGTCCGCTGACTGCCAATGAGTCAGACCTGTCTCTAGCGTCTCCGCTTCGACATTGCCGATTGTCGGCGTTGACGTGCCAATCGCTTTACCGTCCGGGTACGTCGAATTCCGTGCCTCGGCAAGTTCAAAGGGATCGCCCTCACCGCCAACGTCATCGTCCATTCGGTCACGTTCATCCACCATTACAATACACGCCGGCTCGGATGCCAGCTCCGTAGCCGACCCAGCCCAGGCCAATCGAAACGAAGTGCCGGCAATGTTTTTGTAGGTCTTCGATTGCGACTTGCCTTCTGCCATCTTCTCAGTCAACGAAGGCGCACCACGTACCATCTTTTTAATGCGCGGCTCGATAACTTTCTCGACGTTGGACCGCGTAGGCCCAACATACAGAATCGGGACCGGATCATCATCCAGCCGATGGCCCGCAACATTCAGCAAAATCCCGTCCGTCTTAGCCATCTGAGAACCCATGACGGCGATAACGCGGTGATAGTGTGGGTCAACACAGGCCCGCAGTATTGGGACCGTCCACGGCGCCCTGCTGGACCGGTATGGCCCAGGCTCCGCCGATCCTTTCGGCAGTACTCGACATGATTCAGCCCACTGATCCGGCGTCCTCCCCGGTGGAGGCTTCGCCATCCATGACGAGCGTCTGAGTATTTGCCATAATCTCGAATGAAACCGAGACGGTTTGACGGATGCGTCTTGTTTCATCCTGTAATACCTTGCGAATCACTGCTGGTTCATTTTCCCCCGCGAGAACATTCGCCAACCGCCCTGGCAACGACTCCAAACCCTGAGTAAAACTGGCGGTCATAACATCTGTCATTGCGGTGACATCATCGACCGGGATCAAGTAGCCGTCCGTCTTGTCATTTTCGAGCTTTAGTTTACGATGACGCTCCAGTTCCAGTTCCTTGCTGATATTGATAACCTCGCCGACATCAGCATTGCGACCCTTCAGGTGACTGATGTATTCATCCAGAACGGTGAAGGCATCAAAGCGGTCACCCTTGCGGGTAATGATCCCGGACTTAATCAGCTCCCGGAAATGCGTTCGGGACATGCGGCAAAGGCGCGCCATAATCCCCGGCGGAGTGCTACCAAGTAGCAATTCGTATTCGGCTGCTAATGTCCTGCGCTGATCCATTGCAATGTCAGGCGACTGAGAATAGCGCCAATTGTGCCGTCTCGGCCTTAAATCGGGCCTTGGCGGCCGCGTAGTACTCCGCGTCTATCTCGCAACCCACAAAGTCCACACCGAAATAATGCGCGGCAATGGCGCTGGAGCCGCTACCCAGGTGAGTATCCAGGATGCGCTGGCCAGGTTTGGCATAGTTTCGGAGTAACCATTCATATAGCCTGACAGGCTTTTGAGTCGGGTGAATGCGGTGTTCCTGAATCGCTTTTCTGAACCCAGCCCACAAGAATTCGAATTTATTACACTTCCTGCTGAAACTGCTATAGGCAAGCTCGCACATGGATAAATGCTCTTTGATGTCCACTTTTTTGTCCCACACTATCCAACTGCTACTCGCAGGGAGGTGCCTTACAAAGTAATTGGCTCCCCAAATTATCTGATGCCTGCTCACGCGAAACAACGCATCAAAATACTCACCATTTGGTGTCGCCAAATCATCGAACTGCCTATATTCATATTTGCTAGGGTTTGACCATTTCACCGTCACTCTGTCGCTATTTTCGCGCTGTTTTCCGACATCAATCCCATAAGGCGGGTCAACAATCGCCAGGTCAAATGCATTATCTGGCTGCGTTGCCATGTACTCCATGCAGTCCTGGTGCAATAGCTCAATCACTGGTGCGATACACTAGGGTAATGTCAAAAACCGTGCCAGAAAATACGCGAAAAGCGCGCCTCCACGAACC